CTGGTGTAGACTTATCAAAGGCTATTGTTCCTCTCCCCTACAAAGAGCCTTCCTCTACTCTATTCCAGATGTTAAATTTCGTAACTGCTGCTGGTCAGAAGTTTGCGGATAGCACAGAGCAAGTTATCTCTGATGCTGCCTCCTATGGACCTGTCGGGACAACTATGGCACTACTAGAAGCATCAAGTAAATTTTTTAGTGCGGTACATAAGAGATTACATAAAACACAAAAAGATGAATTTAGAATATTAGCACGTATTGATTTTGATTATCTACCAATAAAATATCCATATGATGTTCCTTATGAATCTCGTAGTGTGTTTAAAAAAGATTTTGATGGTCGTATAGATATTTTACCTGTATCTGATCCTAATATTCCATCTAACGCTCACCGTATGATGATGGCTAATATGGCATTACAGATGGCACAACAGTCTCCACCGGGTATGTTTAATCTTGAAGCACTTAATCGTACAATATTAAATGCAGCTAATATGCCTAACATAGATCAGATACTTCCACCAAAGATTGAGCCTCAACAACTTGATCCTGTATCTGATATTATGGCAGCAACTAAAGGTGTACCTATTGCAGCATTTCCCGGTCAGAATCATGATGCACATATACAAGTAAAAATGGCTTATTTACAAGATCCTAAAAATGGTGCTAGTCCTGCAATGCAGCGTATAGCTCCTATTCTTCAAGCTAATATTCAAGAACATTCTATAATGAAATATCAAGAACAAATAAATGGAGTAACACAAGAAGCACTACAACAAGTTCCTGAAAATAGTAGAAATCCCTCTATAGTAGAAATGGCTATGGCACAAGCTGCACAAGAAGTTATGAATGCTAATCAAGCTATGGGTAAAGTAGAATCTCCAGAACAGCAACTTGTTTCTATTGAGCAATCTAAAGTAGAATTAGAAAAACAAAAACTTCAAGCAGATTTAACAGTTGATTCTAAAGAGTTAGAACTTAAAAATAAAGAACTTGAAATAAAAGAAACTGCTCAAATTATAGATATGTTAAAAGCTACAGGTCAGGCTGATTCTAGAAAAGAACAGATGAAGCTTAATAGAGAATCTAAAGAAACTATTAAACAAGCAGAATTAAAAACAAAAGAAGAACTAGAATTAAATAAACTAGAACTTGAAAAAGATAAAGAAATTGCTAAGTATATGGTAGAAATGATAAAACAACAAATGAATGACCAGAAAGAAATAGATCAAACAACTATAGAAAATATGTTAAAAGTAGCAAATCAACAAATAACGGAGATGAGAAATGATGCAGAAGGGTAAAGGATATCCTGAGAATGTTAAAGAAACTGATAAAAGTTTTGGTGATGCATATGCTCAAGATGTAACTGGTGGACGTAATATTCGTTCAGCACTTAATAAATGGGATGATTATTCTTGGAAAGGTGAGGAGAAAGGAACACTTAAACCATAATGGATATATGGGATGAAATAGTTTTAGAGTTTAATAAAGAAATAAGTAAACTTCAAAATAATCTTGGCGATGGTATGGCTGAAGATTATTCACACTATAGACAAGTTGTTGGTTCTATTGTTGGCATACAATGGGCTAGAGATAATTTAACTTCAATTTATAAAAAACGTCTACACATGGAGGATGACGAATAATATGCAACAAGTACAAATGGGTGGGGCATTAAAAAATGATTTATGGATTACTGATCCAGAAGAAAAACTTGATCCATCACCTTTACCTGAGTTACCGGGATATCATGTCTTGGTTCGTCCAACCTCAGTAAAAAGTAAAACTAAAGGTGGTATTTTTATTCCTGACTCAACAAGGGAAGACATGTCATATCTTACCACAGTTGGTAAAGTAATTGCAATGGGAGATCTGGCATATTGTGAAAAAGATAAGTTTCCAAATGGAGCATGGTGTAAAGTAGGAGACTATGTATGCTATGGAAAACATACTGGAACAAAGCTTTTTTATAAAGGTGTTCGTCTAATACTTTTATTTGATGATCAAATTAGTATGAGAGTTCCTGATCCAAAAGATCTTGATCCTACATTTAATTTAACAAGAGGATCAGATTAATTTGTGAGATTAGCATTTATATGTTATAATAGTATAAAGAAAAACGTAATCGTTTAGATCGTGACTAACGGAGAAAATAATGAGTGATCAAAATGAAGGTTGGGATACAATAGAAGTCCCATCTAAAGAAGAAGAAAATAAAATAGAATTTGAAGTAGAAGGTGAAGAAGAAGTTCTTGAGGCTGTAGAAGAAAAACCAAAAGAAGAAGCTGCACCTCAAAAAGAAGAACCTAAAGAACTAGAAGGTATTAAAACTAAAGGTGCTGAAAAAAGAATTAAACAACTTATACGACAACGTAAAGAACGTGAAGAACAGATTGAAGCACTTATAGCAAGAAATGAGGAATTACAAAATACTTTACAATCTAGATCAACTGATCTAGCAGAGGTTACAAGTAATAGTATAAATACAAATGAACAAAATTTAGAAAGAACAGTTGAACTTGCAAGACAAGCTTATTTAGAAGCTTTTGATTCTGGTGATAAAGAAAAAGCTTTATCTGCACAAGAAGCTTTAACAGAAGCTAAATCAGAATTAAAAGGAATAAAAAATTGGAAAAATAAAATAGAAAAACAAGCTCAAGGAAAACAAGAAAATATACAACAACAAGCTAAACAACCAGTTCAACAGCAACAACAGGCTCAAACTATAGATCCTAAAGCTCAAGAGTGGGCTGAAGAAAATGAATGGTTTGGTAAAGATACAATTAAGACTGCTGCTGCATTAGCATTAGATGCAGAATTAAAGAATGAAGGATATGATCCTAATGGTGACGAATTTTACGAAGAAATTGATAAGAGGTTGGAAACGGCTTTTGGTCAAACTTCGCAACGTGTGCAGGACAACACGAAGCAACCTGCTCAAGTGGTATCGGGGAGTTCACGCTCATCTCCAACCTCTAGTAAAAAAGTTAAACTTTCAAAAGAAGACGTAAGACTTGCTAATAGATGGAATATACCACTTGAACAATATGCCGCTGAGAAAATGAAAGTTACTCAGGCTGATGGCGAATATACAGATATAAGATAGCGTGGAGGAAAATATGACACGAAATGAATCACGGACTAAAAGTCAAAGAGAAAATTCAGTGAGAGAAGAAGAATGGACTTTTGAAGAGCCAAATGCTCTTGATATTCCTGAAGCTGTACAGCAGAGGTTTGATCAAGAACAAATGGCATTACGTTGGATACGAGTCTCCCTTCAAGGTCAAGACGACTATATTAATGTTGGTAAAAAACAACAAGAAGGTTGGGTTTTTGTTGATCCTGAAGAAGTACCTGAAATGGCTTTATCCTCTGTCGTGAAAGAGGGTGGCAGGTATCAAGGCACAGTAAGTCGTGGAGACTTAGCTCTTGCTAAGATACCAGCAGGAAAAGCAAAGGCTAGACAGAAATTTTACGAAAACAAAGCTAATGACATGATGGATGCAGTTAATGCACAACTTATGCGAAGCTCTGATTCTCGTATGCCTATTTCTAATACTAGCCGTTCTGTTACAACCAAAGGCAGACAACCGTCCTTTCAGGACTGACTGTCTTTATATTTAATTAAGGAGAATGAAACATGTCTAGTACCGCAGCATTTCGTGGTTTCATTCCTGCTCGTAAAAAAGGTGGTAACTATAATAGTGAAGCTGTCACTGATACCATTGAGATTACCTCAACTGGTATGACAGGTAGCCCCACAAATAAAATCTTTACTGGTGATCCAGTGGTTTTACCGGGTGCTAACTTTGCTACTATATCACCATTTATTGCTGCAACTCTAAAACCTTCAGGGGTTTTCATGGGTTGTCAGTATGTTGAAAATGGAGAACAAAAGTTCTCACGTTTTTGGCCGGGTACGGTTTCAGCCACGGACATTAAATTTTTTGTAATAACTGATCCTGATCAGACTTATTACATTCAAGCATCTCTTACCGTTTCTGCGGCTGAGTTGCTAATTGTTAAAAACTACAATGTGACCGTTAGCTCAACAGCTTCTAGTGGTAGCACGACAACAGGTCAATCCAGCTATTACCTTGATGGTGCATCTGGTGTTGAATCTGCTGCTGCTGTTCGTGCCATTGGACGAGCTAAGTTCCCAGATGAAGGTAGCGATGATGCAAAACCAATTCTTGAAGTTTGGTTGAACCATCACCGTGATCGTTTTGTAACTGCTACGGCATCAAGTGCTTAATAAGGAGGGTTTATTATGGCTATTAATAGAGCTAGTATTAGCAAACAACTCCTTCCGGGTCTAAATGCTGTATTCGGGATGGAGTATGGAGAGGTAAACGATGAACACGCACCTCTCTATGAAACTGAAAACTCAGATCGTGCTTTTGAAGAGGAAGTGCTCTTCACTGGTTTTGGTACTGCCCCTGTAAAGGGTGAAGGTGCAACTGTCAGTTTTGACAATGCACAAGAAAGCTTCACGGCTCGTTATACACACGAGACTGTAGCTCTTGCCTTCGCTGTTACAGAAGAAGCAATGGAAGACAATCTATATGATTCGTTTGCCAAGCTTCGTGCTCGTGGCCTTGCTCGTGCAATGGCAAATACCAAACAAGTGAAAGCTGCTAATCTTTTCAATAACGGTTTTTCTGACACCATTGGTGATGGTGCTGCGTTCTTTTCTGCCGCACACCCCACAATCTCTGATGGTAATCAGTCTAACCTTCTTGCAGCGGCTGATCTTACGGAAGCAACTATTGAAACAGCACTTACCAGTATTCAAAAGATCAAAGATGATCGTGGAATACTTATAGGTGCAAGTTGTATTTCACTTCATGTTCCTGTTGAAACTTGGGCGATTGCAGATCGTATCTTGGCAAGCCCCGGTAATACTCAAACGAGTGCTGCTGGTGCAAACCCAAATACGAATGCTATAAACGCTACTCGTCACTTGGGCATGATTCCAGAAGGTTACTTTATCAATCGTAGATTTACGGATACAAACTCGTACTTCTTTAAAACTGATGTACCTAATGGTACAAAAATGTTTGTCCGTTCTCCACTTCAAACAAAAATGGAGCCGGATTTTGATACTGGTAACTTACGCTTTAAGGCACGAGAGCGATATAGCTTTGGTGTATCTGATTGGCGTGGCTTCTTTGGAAGTGCTGGTTCTTAATAAGAGCGAGGGGGTGGCACTATGTCACCTCCTCCTTTATTACATGGAGAATATAAATGGCTTCAAATATTAAAGTAGCACATAACGTAAGCAGTGACGGTGCAATTATAACAGGATTTAGATTTGTAGATGCACCAACAGTAACATTAGGTGGTGATGGAACTGGTTCTAATCCTGTACCTACAGTTAATCGTGTTGTTGCTATACATACTTTTTCTACTGTTGCAGGTGAAATTGCAATATCAGGTAGTAAACAAATTACAAATAAAACAGCAAAAGGTAATGCTATTCATTATCGTGTAGGTGCTACAGATTCAAATGATATGTACATAGGTGATATGGGTGTTCCTATACATGGTATTGTAAGTGTTTCTGTATCAGGAGTTAATGCTCCTACCATTACATTATATGTAGGTTAGTATGCCTAATTTTGCTCAACTAAAATCAGACATCCAAGAGACTTCTGAAAATGATGGCACTGAGTTCACCAGTGCTATTACTGGTTTTATACAACGAGCAGAGTTTCGTCTTGTAAAAGATCTTGATGATTTTGGATTAGATGAATTTACAAATGTTTCTGTATCTGCTGGTAATGCTGGTGCAGTAACTCTTAATGATCGTGTACGTATAGTTCGTAATGTAAACTATATAGTTAGCACTGGAACTACTGTTACTAATTTATTACCACGTACTTTTGAATATGTCAAGGACTATTGGCCTGTTAGTGCTTCTACTGGCACACCACGGTACTATTCTAGAAAAGATAATCTTACATTAAAAATAGTTCCTACTCCTACATCAGCTATAACAACAGAAATACAAACACAATCTCAACCATTACCTTTAGCATCTGCTACAGGAACAAGTGTAACAACAACTAATTATTTTAGTGAATATTGTTATAATGCTTTATTTTATGCTTCATTAATGGAAGCTACAATGTTTAATAAAGATTGGAATAATTTACAGTTTTGGGAAGCACAGTATGTAATACAAATTCAAGCATTACGTAATCAAGCTAGAAGAACAAGACAAGATGATATGGCTGTTGCAGGATCA